CGCAATACCCGAACCAGTAGATGTTGAGTCAGACCCTGATGTTGAAGAAGTTGATACAAAAAAAGATGAAGAAGAAGGGGGTACTGAAGAAATAGATATTACAGACTTAGTAACGACTCAAGAAGAAATTAAAACCAAACAAGAAGAGTTCATGGATAGTATGTTTTCTAAATTGAATGATTTAGAAACAAAATTAAATCAGATGGACCAAATAATGTCAAAAATAGACTCAATCGAAAGTAAAGTAGAAAAAAGTAGACCGAAGTCACCTGAAGAAAAATTGATGTTACGTTCACTTGATTCTTACCCTTATAATCAAAAATTGACAGATTATTTTGAAGACAAAAAAGAAGACTTTGAAAAACAAGGAAAAGAAGAATATATATTAACTTCAGATGAGGTTGAAAACTATTCACCGAATGAAGTTAAAAAAACATTTGGTATTTTTGACCAAGATGACGATGAAAATACTTACTAACTATTTTTCATAATTATATTTTTGAGGGAAGAATTATCTTCCCTTTTTTATTTGACAAAAACGAAATTTCACTTATATTTTTCATAGATAAAAGAGTAATAATTAAAAATTTATTTATGGCAAATTCAGTATTAGATTCAGTACTTGCTCAGTACGAAAAAAATTCAACATCGAGCAACAGCACAAAAACAAACATTTCCCAAGAAGACAGATTGAAGAAGTATTTTTCTGCAATTCTTCAAAAGAATGAAAAATCCGCATCACGAAGAATCCGTATCTTACCTACAAAAGATGGTTCATCACCATTTGTTGAAGTTTGGTATCATGAAATCCAAGTAAACGGACAATGGGTTAAGTTGTATGACCCAGAGAAAAACGACAATGACCGTTCACCATTAAGTGAAGTTTATAACGAATTGATTTCGACAGGTAAAAAAGAAGACAAAGAATTGGCATCACAATACCGTTCACGTTTATTTTACATTGTAAAAGTTATTGACCGAGATAATGAACAAGACGGGGTTAAGTTTTGGAGATTCAAACACAACTACAAACAAGAAGGTGTTTTAGATAAAATTTTACCTATTTGGAAAGCTAAAGGCGATGTAACCAATGCCGAAAAAGGTCGTGATTTAATTATTGAACTTACAAGGGCAAAAACACCACAAGGAAAAGAGTACACAGTAATTCAAACTATTATGTATGATGACCCACAACCACTACATGAGGATAAGGCAATCATGGAAGGATGGATTCAAGATGAACTTACATGGAATGATGTATATTCTAAAAAACCCGTAGAATATTTAGAGGCAGTTGCTGTTGGGGAAACTCCAATTTGGTCATCTGAACTAAAAAAATATGTTTACGGAGAAGAGTCTGAGATTTCACTTGGAGGCTCAAAACAAGAAACTGCTCCTGTTGTTGACCCACAAGCAAACGAAGAACCATCAGAAGATTTACCATTCTAAATCAAACAAACATAATCGGGTTTTCTACCTAAGCCCGATTTTTATTAACTTTAAAAAATTAAAAAAATGAACATATTTTTAGCAGAAAAATTAAAAGATGCTCTTGTGAAAAAATACGAGTCTGAAATTGCAGATGCAGAAGCAAGATTATATGTGTATTTCACAAACCCTGTTGGTATTGGTGAGCATCCACAACACACCGAAGAAATGGATAATTTAGTCACACAACTTACAGACGCAAAAGATAAGTTGGAAACTATAAAAAATTTTAAAATTTACGAACAATAATGGCTATTAAAAAGAACGACTTTGGGTCTTTGAAAAAAAAGTTTTCTACCTCTGCAAAATATAAACCACAAAGATTCTTTGACCTTGGCTCTCCGTTTTTGGATGCGGTTGGTTTACCTGGTCCTGCTATGGGACACATTAATATGTTCTTAGGACATTCAGATACGGGTAAGACAACGGCATTAGTTAAGACTGCGGTTGATGCTCAGAAGAAAGGTATTTTACCTGTATTTATCATCACTGAACAAAAATGGTCGTTTGACCACGCTAAGTTAATGGGGTTTGAATGTGAAGAAGTTGTTGACACAGAAACAGGAGAATTAGAGTGGGATGGTTTTTATATATTCAATAATAACTTTGATTATATTGAACAAATCACAGATTACATTAATGATTTATTAGACGCTCAAGAAAAGGGTGATATTGATTATTCATTGTGTATTATGTGGGACTCAGTTGGTTCTGTTCCTTGTAAAATGACTTACGAAGGTAAAGGAGGTAAACAACACAACGCAAGTGTTTTGGCCGACAAGATTGGTATGGGTATTAACCAACGTATTTCAGGTTCACGTAAAGCTGACTCTAAATACGAAAATACCTTAATCATTGTTAATCAACCTTGGGTTGAATTACCTGACAATCCATTCGGACAACCTAAAATTAAAGCAAAAGGTGGTGAGGCTATTTGGTTGAACTCTTCATTAGTATTCTTATTTGGAAATCAAAAAGGAGCTGGTACAACAAAAATTACAGCAACTAAAGATAAGAGAACTGTTAAGTTTGCATCAAGAACTAAGGTGTCTGTTATGAAAAATCACATCAACGGACTTGGTTTTGAAGATGGAAAGATTATCGTAACACCACACGGTTTCTTACCAGGAAAAGAAGCTTCCGAAGAAAAGGCATCAATCGAACAATACAAAAAAGAATATGCCGAGTATTGGAAGGAAATAATCGGAGTTGATGGTGACTTTGATTTGAAAGCAGAAAAAGAAGAAGTAGAGTAGTAACAATTAAAAACAAAAAAAGTGACAAAAACCTTATTGGTTGATGGAAACAATTTGATGAAAATTGGTTTTCATGGTGTGAAAGATTATTTCCACAAAGGAAAACATATTGGGGCCATTTGGCACTTTTTGAATACTTTAAGAAAGTTTTTAGAGGAGAACAACTATAATAAAGTTGTAGTATTTTGGGATAGCGACACGAACTCATCACAGAGAAGGTTGATATACCCCAAGTATAAATTAAACCGTAGAGACCTTTCTAATGAGATTAAACAAGACTCTTATGATGAACAAAAACAACGAGTTAAGCAATATCTTGAAGAGATGTTTGTTAGACAACTTGAAGTTGAAAATTCAGAAGCGGATGATTTAATTGCGTATTACTGTCAAATTTCTGAAGACGAGAATAAAACAATTTTCTCAAGCGATAGAGACCTTACACAACTTATTTCTGAAAAGGTAACTATTTATTCACCATCCACAAAAAGATATTATAAGATGGGGGACACTATCAAAATGAGCGATTTTGAAGTTCCCCATTATAATGTCAAAATAATTAAAATCCTTACAGGTGATTCATCCGATAATATCGACGGTATTTTTTATTTAGGTGAAAAGACTTTAATTAAGTTTTTTCCTGAGATACTTGAAAAAGAAGTGGAATTATCCGATATTTTATCAAAAGGGGAAAAACTCCTTAAAGAAAATAAAGACAACAAATCATTACAAAATCTTTTGTCTGGTAAAACAAAAGAAGGTATATTTGGCGATGAGTATTATGCAATTAATAAAAAACTAATTGATTTAGATGAACCACTAATAAATCAAGAAGGTAAAGAGTTAGTTAGTTCGTACTATTCAGAATCATTAGACCCTGATGGTAGAGGGTATAAAAACCTAATTCGAATGATGATGGAAGACGGGATATTTAAATACCTACCAAAAACAGATGATAATTGGATTTATTTTTTAAAACCGTTTTTAAAGTTAACAAGAAAAGAAAAAACAAAATTTAAAACAAAAAACTAAAATTATGAAAGAAAATCAGGACATTACTAAAGTTGAATTTCTAATTACATTAAATGACAACTTCGTCGTACAACGTTTTTTCAATGTAAGAAACATTAACCAAAAGGCTAAAAATAGTATTGAGTTATTGGACTACATGAAATCATTGTCAGAAGAGTTAAAAACAAAACTAAGAAACAAAACAGTTTTCTATATGTTGGAAAATCGGTTCCAAATTGAAGAAGACTCATCTATCTTAGATACATCAAATACTGATGGTCCGGAAGTTTTTAATTTGATTATTCGAATTGGAAATGAGACAATTTGTCATACCATCATCGACGCTAAAGTATACCCACCAAAGGCTAGATATACCCTGGATATACGACCAACAATAAAAACGATATTAAAAGATTTAACTGACATTTTTTCAGATAAAAATTTATCTTATAATTACCTTAATTATTCGTTGGCTTAATCATATTTATCATATAGAAATAAAAAAAATACAGAATATGTCAGACAAAAAAAACTTCGGATACTTAGGAAATACTTTTCAAATTCAATTATTAAACAATATTATTTTATATAAAGATTTCTCAAATTCCATTCTTGAAGTTATTGACCCACACTATTTTGACAACCAATATTTTCGTATTATTTGTCAAATGATTAAGGAGTTTTATTCAAACTATGAACATACTCCAACATTTGATACATTAGAACAACTTACAAAGTCAGAAATATCTTCTCCAATGGCTCAAAAGAGTGTTTTGGATACATTACAACAAGTAAAAGATGTATCTGATGACGGTTCATTATTTGTTCAAGAAAAGTCATTAAAATTCTGTAAACAACAAGAATTACAGAAGGTTATGACCAAAGCTCAATCAATCATTGATAAGGGTGATTTTGAAAGTTATGACCACTTAGAAGAAATGGTAAGAGGAGCGTTACAAGTTGGTGAGGTCGATAAAGGAACAACCGACGTTTTCTTCAACCTTGATGAGGTTTTAAACGACGATTACAGACACCCAATTCCAATTGGAGTTGCAGGTATTGATAACCTATTGAAAGGTGGTTTAGCCAAGGGTGAGATTGGTGTTATTTTAGCACCGACGGGGGTAGGTAAATCCACATTTACTACTAAAATTGCAAACCACGCATTCAACTTGGGATATAATGTTCTTCAAATATTTTTTGAAGACAACCCAAAAATTATCCAAAGAAAACATTATACACTTTGGACGGGAATCCACCCTGATGACATGTCTGAAAATAAAGATGAAGTTATGGCGAAGGTAAAACACATTAAGGAAACTATGAAAAATAAGTTGATTATAAAAAAACTTCCATCCGACACCGTAACTATGAATCAAATCAAAAATCAAGTTAGAAAGATGATGGCTGAAGGAATTAGAATTGATATGATTATTTTAGATTATATTGACTGTGTTGTTCCTGACAAAATGATGGGTGATGAATGGAAAAGTGAAGGTTCAGTAATGAGAGGGTTTGAATCAATGTGTCATGAGTTGGACATCGCAGGTTGGACAGCAACACAAGGAAATCGTAATTCGATTTCGTCAGAAGTGGTTACAACAGACCAAATGGGCGGGTCAATTAAAAAGGCTCAAGTTGGTCACGTAATCATTACTGTAGCTAAGAGTCTACAACAGAAAGAAATGAACTTGGCAACAATTGCCATTACCAAATCAAGAATTGGTAAAGACGGAGTTGTTTTTGAAAACTGTAAATTTGACAACGGAATGTTAGAAATAGACACAGAACAAAGTATGACTTTCTTAGGTTTGGAAGAACAAAAAGAAGAAAAAAATAAAAATAGAATCAAAGAGCTTTTAGAAAAGAAAAAGCAAAAAGAACAACAATCTTAAATTAATTAAAAATTATGGAAAAATTATTAACAGAAAATCCTGGTAGGTTTGTCATCTTCCCAATTGAACACAATGATATATGGGAATTTTACAAACAACACCAAGCTGCGTTTTGGACCGCAGAAGAAGTCGATTTAACAAATGACATCAGAGATTGGGAAAATTTAACAGAAAACGAAAAATACTTTATCAAGAATGTACTGTCATTTTTCGCAGCTTCAGATGGTATTGTAAATGAAAATTTAGCGGAAAACTTTTATCGAGAAGTTCAATATCCTGAGGCTAAGTTTTTCTATGGATTTCAGTTGGCGATGGAAAATATTCATTCATTAATGTATTCATTGTTAATAGATACTTACATCTCAAATTCAAAAGAAAAAGACGAGTGTTTCAATGCAATTGACAGACTACCTGCAGTTCAAAAGAAAGCTAAATGGGCGTTGGAATGGATTGAAAAATCATCATTCGCCGAAAGGTTAGTTGCGTTTGCTGCCGTTGAAGGTATTTTCTTTTCAGGTTCTTTTTGTTCTATTTTTTGGATGAAATCAAGAGGAATTATGCAAGGATTATGTAACGCTAATTCACTTATCTTTAAAGATGAAAACTTACATTGTGATTTTGCAATTCATTTATTAAATAACCACTTAGAAGAAAGACCATCAGAAAAAAGAATTAAAGAAATTTTACTTTCAGCATTAGAAATTGAAAAAGAATTTATCACCGAATCACTTCCAGTATCATTAATTGGTATGAACTCAAATTTAATGAAACAATACTTAGAGTTTGTTGTTGATGGTTTGTTAGTGAAAATGGGTTGTAGTAAAGAATTTAATGTTGAACAACCATTCAAGTTTATGGAACAAATTGCAGTTGAAACAAAAGGAAATTTCTTTGAATCAAGAACAATGGAATACCAAAAAGCGAAATTAAACGAAACTATAACATTCACAGAAGATTTTTAAATTTATTAATATGTCATTAAAAATAACCAAAAGAAACGGAGAAAACGTCGCGTTCAATCCGCAAAAAATTTATAACAGAGTAAAACGTTCATCAAAAGGTTTGAACGTAAACTCAGATGAAATTTTTATTAAAGTAATTACATCAGTTCCGACTGAGGGAGAAGTAACAACAAAAGAACTTGATAAGTTAATTTATGAGATTGCCGCAGCATATACGGGAAGTCATCACGACTATTCAAGAATGGCTTCGTCGGTTGCAATATCCTCATACCATAAAGAAACTGATGAAAGTTTTTCAAAAACTATGAGATTGCTTTACGAGGATGGGGTAGTTAATGAAGAGTTAATTAAACAAATTGAATACTATGGTGAAGATGTTGTTGATGTTGCAATTAAACATGACAACGATTATAACTTTGATTATTTTGCTTGGAGGTCATTACAAGAAATGTATTTGTTAAAAAGACCAAATGGGAAAGTTGTTGAACGACCACAACACATGTATATGAGAGTTGCTATATGGGTTACTAATACTTTAGAGGAGGCATTAGAATATTATAACTCTTTATCGGCACAACTTATTTCACCGGCAACACCAATTATGATTAACTCTGGTACCAAAACACCACAACTAGCATCTTGTGTTTTACACTACAACGATTCAGACTCAAGAGAAGGTTTGTTAAATACAATGAATGATATTTCAACTTATTCATCGGACGCGGCAGGAATTGGTCTTTCAATGTCTAACATAAGAAGTAAAGAAAGTAGAATTTCAAGTTCAGGTGGTTATGCGGGTGGATTGTTGAAATATTTAAAAATCGTTAATGAGTCTTTAAGATTTTTTAATCAACAAGGTAGAAGACCGGGTAGTGCTGCTATATATCTTGAACCTTGGCACAAAGACATATTTGATTTATTAGATATTAAAAAGAACACAGGAGCCGAAGAGTTAAGAGCTCGTGATTTGTTTACCGCGCTTTGGATTCCTGACAACTTTATGAATGCAGTTAAGAACAACACCGATTGGTATTTATTCTGTCCTAATGATATTAAAAAGGCAGGACTAAAAGCATTACAAGAATGTTTTGGAGATGAATACGAAGAAGTATATAACACGGCAGTTAACATGGGTATTGGTAAAAAAGTTAAAGCACAAGACATTTGGAGTAAAATTGTCGAGTCTCAAGTAGAAACGGGTGTTCCTTATTTATGTTCTAAAGATAGCGCGAACAAAAAAACTAACCATCAAAATATTGGAGTAATTAAACAATCTAACCTATGTAATGAGATTTACCAATACACAGATGAAAAAACCACTGCAATTTGTACTTTGTCGTCGGTAGTGTTAAAAAATTATATAAAAGACGGTCAGTTCAATTATCATTTATTAATAAGTGAAGTTAGAAAAATTGTTAAAGCATTAAACAATGTTATTGATAAAAATACCTACTCTACCGAAAAAGGTCATAGAGGTGGATTAGAACAAAGAGCGATTGCAATTGGAACACAAGGATTGGCGGATGTATTTTATTTAATGGATTATATATTTACCTCACCTGAGGCTAAAAAATTAAATAAAAATATTTTTGAAACAATCTATTACGCGGCTATTCTTGAAAGTAATGACTTGTGTAAAAAAGGGATAAGAACTCCATATGAGTTTTTTAAAGGTTCACCTATGTCACAAGGGATTTTTCAATTTGACATGTGGGGACTTTCTGAAGAAGATTTGTTTATGGATTGGAAAACCTTGAAAAAAGATGTTATGACTTATGGTGTATGTAATTCATTATTCACCGCTCAAATGCCTGTGGCGTCTTCCGCCAAAATCACAGGTTCATTTGAAATGACAGAACCCGCACATTCGGCTTTATTTAATAGACGAGTTGTTGGGGGAGAAATTATGATTGTAAACAAATATCTAATCAACGACTTTGAAAAAATTGGAATTTGGTCTGAGGATTTAAAAAATGAAATTATTATGAACGAAGGTTCAATTCAAAATATTAATTTCAACAATTACTTAGATACTGAAGAAAAAGGTTATAATAGAAAGGTTAAAAGAATTGAACATTTGATTCCGAAATACAAAACTATTTGGGAAATTTCACAAAAAGAACTGATTGACATGTCAGCCGAAAGGGCTCCGTTTATCGACCAATCACAATCTATGAACATTTACATGTCAAATCCAACACTTTCTAAAATAACATCTTCACATTTTTATGGATGGGAAAAAGGTTTAAAGACTCTTTGTTATTACGTAAGAACAAAAGCCATTTCAACAGGGGCAAAACACTTAGCTTTAGATGTTACAAAAAAGGAAAAACCAAAGGTAGAATATTCATACACGAATCTTCCACCAAAACCAACTAATTCAGACTTTGATTGTTTTGGTTGTTCTTCTTAAAAATTAATCCGAGTTATACTCGGATTTTTTATTTATATCTATTTAACTAAAAATGTTGGATATTATATTTATGTAATATGGCAGATGGAAGAACTTATGGTATTAATTTCCCTTTTAGGGATAGTCCAAAATCTTATTATTTTGATTTAACCGAAAATGCTGGTGATGAGATACGGGCAGACCTTTTACATTTGATATTAACCGCAAGAGGTAGTAGATACTATAATCCTGATTTTGGAACACGTATATATGAATTTATTTTTGACCCTTTGGATGGTGAAACGTTTGACGGAATCAAATCTGAAATACAACAACAGGTTGACAAGTACATACCAAATTTAACTATAAATGAAATTAAAGTGGTTCCATATTTACAATCAGATGAGGCTCCAGGTGACATTAACCAAGAGTTATTAGGAACAAGTGATATATATAGAATACCTGGTAGGTCAACTCAAGAATACACAGCTAAACTTACAATAGATTATACGGACGACAACAATTCGTTTGGTTCAAGTGAATTTATAATAATTAACATATAATTATGGCAACTCAAAAAATTAATTATACTAGTAGGGATTTTGAAAGTCTAAGAAATGACTTAATTAATTATACCCAACAGTATTATCCTGAAATAATTCAAAACTTTAATGACGCTTCAATCTTTTCAGTTTTGATGGATTTAAATGCCGCAATTGGAGATAATTTACATTTTCATATCGATAGAAGTATTCAAGAAACTGTCTTACAATATGCGCAACAAAGGTCTTCTATTTTCAATATCGCAAGAACTTATGGTTTAAAAATACCAGGATTTAGACCTTCAGTTGCCCTTGTGGAAATATCAATACAAGTTCCGGCATTTGGTGACAATGAAGATTCAAGATACTTAGGTATTTTAAGAGCGGGGGCTCAGTTTAATGGTGGAGGGCAAACATTTGAAACAGTCTATGATGTTGATTTTTCTACACAATATAACAACGAAGGGGTAAATAATAGAACCAAAACCCCTGTTTTTGACAACAATAATAAAATAACAAGTTATATAATAACTAAAAGAGAAGTTGTTGTTAATGGTGTTACTAAAATATATAAACAAGTTGTAAATGCCGCAGACGTAGTTCCTTTCTATAGTTTCTTTTTACCTGAAAAGAATGTTTTGTCTGTTACAACAATCATACAAAAAGACGGAACACAATACCAATCAACCCCAACAAACGCTGAATTTATAACGTCACAGAATAAATGGTATGAAGTTGACGCATTGGCGGAAGATACAGTTTTTATTGAGGACCCAACAAAACCAATAGACAACGCAGGGGTTAAAGTTGGTCAATATATAAAAACAGACAACAGATTTATAACAGAATACACACCCGAAAGTTATATGAAGGTACAATTTGGGGCGGCAACAACAACACCAAATCAACAACTTCAACAATTTGCAAATCTTGGAACCCCATTAAAAATACAAAATTATCAAAATAATATCGGATTGGGACTTACAGTAACACCTAACTCAACACTATTTGTACAGTACCGAGTAGGGGGAGGAACCGCATCAAATGTTGGTGTTGGTTCAATCAACCAAGTTGGATTAGTTAATTTAGCGGTAAACGGACCATCATCACAAATCAATCAAAGTGTTGTACAATCATTAAAAATTAATAATGTAACAAGTGCGGTTGGAGGAGCAAACCAACCAACAATTGAAGAGGCAAGAAACATGGTTAGTTTTAACTTTGCGGCACAAAAAAGAGCGGTGACAGTTAATGACTATAAATCTTTAATCGATACAATGCCAGGTAAATTTGGGGCACCTGCCAAAGTCGCGATTACAGAAAATAATAACAAAGTTACTGTACAAATTTTATCATATGATTCAGACGGGAATCTAACACAAACAGTTCCAAACGCAATTAAAACAAACTTGGCAACTTATTTGTCTAAGTATAGAATGATAAATGACTACATATCAATTGATGTCGCAAAGGTAATAGATTTAGAGTTTGAAATATCTGTTGTAATCGAAAATAATACCGCTCAAAGTCAAATAATTACTCAAATTATTGACCAAGTATCCACTTACATGAATCCACAAAACAGAGATTTAGGTCAAAATGTAAACGTTTCTGATATTAGAAGATTAATACAAGACGTTGCTGGTGTTAATACATTAACAGATTTGAAAATATATAACAGAACAGGTGGTCAATATTCGTCATCTGAAACATCTCAAAGGTACGCCGATGCGGAAACCAAAGAAATTTTATTAATTGACAACACCTTATTTGCCGAACCAGACCAAATATATCAAATCAGATTTGATTCTAGAGATATTAATGTAAGGGTGAAACAACTTAGAACTGTAGACTTCTACTAAATCATTTATTTTATTTTTAAGGTTATTAGTTTTAAATAAAAAACCTAAATTATCTATTTATTTTAAAACAGTAAATGACCAAAACATACAGACTAAAGGCTCAACCAACAAAAGACCAAAATCTAAGAATTAACGTAACACAAGATTTTGACTTTTTAGAGATACTATCTTTAAAGTTAAGACAAGAAGATGTATATACAAGATTTTGTGCCGACTACGGTGTTGTTGCAGGTAGAGTTGTTGTTAATGGTGGGTACGGTGTTCCAAACGCAAATGTATCTATTTTTGTTCCATTGGATGCTATTGACGAAAACGACCCAATTATATCCACATTATACCCTTATAAAAGACCTGACCAAAAAAACGAAGATGGTTATAGATATAACTTATTACCTTATGTTAAAGAGTATGGTGGTCATAGTCCAACTGGTACATTTCCTGATGTGGAGGATGTTTTAACAAGAAATGAAGTCTTAGAAGTTTATGAAAAGTATTATAAATACACTGTAAAAACTAATGAAAGTGGTGACTTTATGATTATTGGAGTACCGTTAGGTATTCAAACTGCAATACTAGATTTAGACTTATCAAACATCGGTTGTTTTTCACTTAGACCTTCAGACTTAATAAGATTAGGTCGGGGAACCACAGAACAATTTGATGGGGACCAATTCAAATCATCAACAGATTTAGACTCACTACCTCAAATAGTAAATCAAAAAAAAGATATAGATGTTGCATCTTTTTGGGGTGAAGAAAACATTTGTAATGTTGGTATAACAAGAGTCGATTTTGATTTAAGAGATTTAGGAATTGAAATTACACCACAAGCCGTTTTTATGGGTTCGTTGTTTTCAACAAGTGAAGAAGACTTTTTAAAATCAAATTGTAAACCTAAAAAAGACTCTGGTAATTTATGTGATTTAGTCACAGGACAAGGGAGAATATTGGCAATTAGACAAACAATAAATTATGATGTAAACGGTAGACCAGCATTAGAACAATACTCACTACCTGAAGGAGGTAAAATAATTGATGACAACGGTACTTGGTTAGTAAACGTTCCAATGAATTTAGACTATGTCACAACAAACGAGTTTGGTGAACAAGTACTATCAACAGACCCGAATGTCGGCATACCTACAAAAGGAAAATATAGATTTAGAATCCAATATCAGAATGAAGATGGAATGGAATCAAGTGTATTAAGAGCAGATTATTTGGTCCCAAACGTTAAAGAATGGGGATGGACCACATCTAACATCAATACACCTACAGACACAACCGCACAATTAAAATCATATGCATTTAGTTTAGATTGGGATGATTATGGGGATGTGAATACGACAATAGGTCAACAAATGATTCAAGAGGCCGTAAACTGTGATGATAAGTTTTATCAATTTAATTTCAATAAAGTTTATACGGTTGCAAATTTTATAGATAGATGGAAATGGGGATTTAATAGAAGTAGACATTTAGGTATAAAAGAAATTACAGATAGACGATGTACTACTACCACAAACAGATTTCCGGTTAATGATGGTGTAAGAAATTTTGACTTTTTATTCTTTTTACTAAGTCTACTTTTAATACTACTTACACCTACGTTTATAACTTTAATAATAATTTTACACTTTGTTGCATTTATATATCCAATATTAAGAATAGTGATAAATCTTTTAATATGGGTAATAAATGTTGTTATATATGGTATTTGTTTAGCTATTAGTGCAATTACATTTGGAGCAAGACCTAAAGGTGGTTGTAAAACCCAATCAATTAAACCATTAGGTAAAGAAAACCCATTCAAAAGAATTTCTTTACCCATGTTGTCTTATCCTGATTGTGAAGCCTGTCCATGTACTGATGAAACACTTCCTGAAGATAGTAGTCAAAGTTCATTCGCTCAAAGTGCAAATGTTGCAATTTCATCAGAAAATAATAGTCCTTTAGCGAATACAAATTCCACAACTTCTTATAGTGTTTACAACTCATCGCAAGCATCTTCGGCAAATGACCCTGACGCTTTTAACAATGGAGTTGTCCAAGCGATGGCGGGTTACCAATTCCAAAATCTTGGAAATGATAATGATAAGTTAGTTAAAACTCCAATTGCCGAATATCCGGCACAAGGGGGAATAAAAGTATTGGCGAATGACGTTACACTATCACAATCTTTGAATTTAGCAAATATTAGACAAAGATATTTTGAAGGTGATAATTTAATTCAAACAACTGTTAGAAACAACATTCCAAATACAACAACATTAGACGCATCACAACCGTTTACCGATAGTGTTATGATGTTATTTGTTGATAGTGGAACTTTCAACGGGTTACAACCTGGACAACTTTTAACATTCCAAGACATCAACTTAATAAATGACCCCAACTTAACGGGTATAACTAATTCCAATCAGTTTAATACTAATAGTATTACGGGAACTACACCATACAACGCAATAAGTTTAGTGACAGTTCCTGTCAATTACATTAATCAAGCAGGTTTACAACAAACTGTAAACTTGAAATTGAATATATCTGAAGATGGAAAAGATTACAAATATCCTGCGGGGGTTGAATATTTTCAAGTTATCACAGGAGGTACTGTATCACAGTTTTCTGGTTTAACAAACACAACGGGAGGATTACTTAACAAATATTTGTTTAAAAAAACACAAAGATTCTGTTATGGTACACCGGCTCAACAATGTGACTACGTATTCCCAATCAAATTTATTGATAATTTTGCAAACTATGAAATTATATTTTTAACAAGAGGTACGGACCCATACACCGACAAACAAAATATAAGATATGACCTATCGAAATTATTTGGATTTAACTTAGGTTCGGGTCCCGTTGTTGAAGGTAGTTATTATCTTAATGTACCAATACAACAAAACTCAGGAAGTGGAGCTTGGTTTAATGATTATAAAACGCCTGAATCGCATTTAGTTTCAAATAATACGAATGTATCATTATATCACCCACCTTTTGGTTTTACTCCTGATAGTACATTGTTTAGTGCATTTACAAACAACTCACCTTACTTTTATAACTCTACAGATAAGTCACAACAAACATTTAAAGCTTATTCATCAGACGCTGTGACTTTATCATATTTTACTTCCACACATGGTGTGTATTCAAATATACAACCAAGTGTTGGTAATAATAAATTGGCGTTCCAATGGACAAATGGGGTATTAAGTGCTCAAGGTAATATTGAAGGTGGAACTTTAATTGCTTCAAACGCAACTCCGGGAACAAGTATAAACATTGCAACAACAACCACAAGAGTTTATTCACCTGCATACCACACTTCGGTAGTATCGAACATTTCTATTTCAAACTCTTCTAACATTGTATTTAGGTCTGATAGACTACCCACATCAAGTGCAACAGAATTAAGCGGTAATAACTCGTTTAGTTTATTTTTAAACGACAACTTTGCGGTCTACACAGTAGACGAAGATGGTGGTACTTCATTGGCACCATCAACAAATGGTCCTAATGACACTACAAATAATGCTCAAGATATAACAGGAGATACTCCAAGTCAAATATCAAGTACAGTTTTAGCATCTCTTTCCTGTGAAAACATGACAGTATTAAAATGTTACCAAGGTGGTGGAACATCTTTTTCAGTTCAAAACCCATGTAGTGAAAATCCGAATGGAAAAAGAATGTCAGGGGGTTGTTACAAATTTGTTGACAATCCATTACTTGTTTCAATACCAAAAGATGTTACATATTTCTTTGAATGGAAAACAAGATTTAGAATGGTGTTTGCCGCATGTAGAGGAATATTTTCACATGTGTTTCAAAACAATTGGGTCAATGGTTCTTTATATATGTTCTCATTGAAAAAACAAACAATTTTTAACATTGCAGGACAACCAAAAAAATATAAGTTTTGTGGTAGTCCTGATAGTACATTAAGACCATATCAAGGACCTATATTTTATACAAGAGGAACCACAAATTCATTGTTTTATAGAGGCGCTATTTATGACGGAAGTAAATTTATTGGACAAAAACCAAGAAAATTAAATATCACAAGTTCAACATTTGAAGACGCGAACTTCAAAGGGATGAATGTTAGAAATTTGTTTTTCCCGACCACCATTATGGACTTAGGACCAAGAGATGAGTTTACAAAAGAAATATGTACTAACCCTAATTTTGAAGGGTACTTGATTGAAACAATCAAAAGTACTTCATACAATGATACTTCTGAAATTTTACAGTTGTTTATTATTTCAAGACTTATTAACTCTAATTTTTGGGGTCAAGTTTTAGGTTTGGGTGATTCATCAATAAACAGAATGTTTTCAAGAAGTGAAGACAGAATAGATGGTGATGTAGCTCAAATGTTTTCAATAAACTCTGAGTATGGAATTGAAGAGTTTGATGAAGATAATTACACTGATAATGAGTTGTATATTGGTACGGGAGACGCTTTAATGGGAATCTTCTTTAGTTCAAATACTATTAATAGATTAACACTAAGTCCTGGTATTCAAACCTTTGCGCCAAACCTTACAAATTATTTTGGTTACCCTAACACCCAAGTAGTCCCAACATATCAGTGGTCATCTTCAACAACTTCAACTATTTTTGGTTCTGACACAAATGATTGGGTTACTGATGTTTTGGCTAATGGTAGTTTTTATTATCAAAAATACCAAAACTTTAGTTTTAACCCTCCAACTACACCATACTTTAATCCATCAACAACAGGAAGAAGAGGTTATATATTTAATCAAACACCACAAGGTTTATCAAATCCAAATTGGCCGGCAGGTACTCAACAATCATTTATTGTGGGAGGACCTAATCATTTTTATTTTGGATTAAACAAAGGTAAAAGTGCAATCAACAGATACATCAAAGCATATATATTGAACCAAGATGAGTAACGAAAATGAAATAAGAATTGTTATTGGGTCCAAAAGGTACGCTGGAAATACAGATAAAGATGTTTGGCTCCAACCACCATTAATTGGTGACAGAAGAGAGTTAATTGAAGGGGATAGAAGTATCTTAGTAAATCAACAAACACTCTTTGAAACAGAAAGACAAGAAAGTGATAAATTTAGACTTGCCGGTAAAATTACGAATGTATTTGATAATACAGTAACGGGTAAAACATCTTACACGCCATTCAAAAATAATTTATATTACACAAATGCAATAAGTAATGCAACCAATAATTCAAACTTTTGGGAAGGAAACCCTCAGTTTGATGAGTTTTCAATTCAAAGATTTAGTGGTATTACAGGACATGTACCATTTGTCCCTAAAAGTGCCTCAACATATAATTGGTCTTTTTATGTTAGTTATACATTTTCAAGTACAACCGCCCAAACAATGTCATATACTGATGAAAAGTTTGGAGTAACCAATGGAGGTTTTCTTGCGGGTGACGGAATACCTTATGTTTTGACAACAGGTAAGTTTAACGGAAAATCTTTAGTTTATTTTTATTGCGGTACAAATCATAACTTACAAATCGGACAATATGTTGAATTATCAACACCAATTAACAATAAAACTATATTTCAGGTTTATTCTTTGGGTGATGGAACAATCGATTCAGAAAATAAAGTTTTTACAATTTATGATTTAAAATACCCAGCATTAGATATACAAACGGGTGTTTTTGGAAATCTTAAAAGAATAACTGAACCTGCTAATTCTGCAGAAACAAAATCCATATACTATGTTAGATTACACAAGATTATCAAAAACAGTGAACAATGTAATATTAGTAAAGTAGGGTTTGAAAATAACCCATTTGCGATAGATAAAAAATTAGAGTATTCTGCATTAACGCCCAATCAAGTACAAAGAGTTTCCGTAAAAAATAATGCACAGACATTTTCATTCACGTTTGATAAAGATGTAAAAATAGGTGGTTATATAGACAACAACGGAAAACCAATAACTGAATTGTTTTTAACAATTATAAACAGAGGATATATGGGTTGGTTTAATAAACCATTTGTTAATCAAAATGGTCTACAAACTGCAATTGATATAGGTTGGAATTTTAATTTTTTAGAAAATTCAGTAGACACATGGTGGAATCATAACAATAGTTTAAATAAAGATAATATACCAACAAATTCATATTCGTTAAATGGACAAACATTTTATTATAATGAAATATTAAATCAAGGTGACGTGATTTTAGGGGATTTTTGTGAATATAACTATATGGAACAAAGAGAGTATGTTTTATCTAGAGCTATTCACAAATATTCATTTAACGATATTTTGTTTCAAACAACAGGTAATCAAAACTACCCTGACGGTTATTTGTATAACCCACATTACTCAATACCTATTAGAGCTTTTAGTGATTATATTGAAAATGGAACAAAAGATACTGTAGACAATATACCGGGATATTCTTGGTTTAGTGAATATAATAACAAATGGTATTGGAGAGATTTATATACTTATGGATATATAGATAGCGATGGGATTGGGGTGAATAACCCGTTCATCAACGGAGCTCATTATCCGTTTTTAAATTGTATATTTTTACAATATCCTATTCGAAGAAATAACAATGTATTCTCAAACGAATATCAACAAATAACTAACGACGATTGTGAATAATAATTATTATAGGTTTAGTGTAACTTCTGAAGACACGGCTTTTAACATACCAGTTGAAATAACTTTTGACATGGGAGGTAGAAATGATGGAATCGTTCAATTTGAAACTGATGTTTTACAAGATTTAATAAATGGTATTGATGATTTTGAAACTACAAGATTTGCAAATAAAGAATATACCCAAACACCAAATGTTACAGACATAAATTATGAATTTTATTTTTTAGATTCTACCGTTTCAGTTACTGCCGCGACATCTAATGATTGGGCAGTTGACTATGATAATGCAACATTTACCGACCCTGAATTATATTATTTTGCAAATTCATTCAAAGGTAGTTTTTTCAAATTAGATTTTTATGATACAAAAACAAATGAAAATCAAAAGGCGTATTTTAGTGTAATATTACCGACACAACAAGGACAAACAAGAGTTGGTTTTTTAGGTCCGTTGAATAATCAAACACAAGTGAATGTTAAAAAACCAAAATTTAAACTTGATTATACAGGTTCCGACAAAGAAGGATTTTTTATATATTGGTTAAAAGAAACGGATTTTATAAATATTACAGAGTTTTATATGACCGCCAAGTTTTTTAACGCAAAGACAGGTCAATTTGTAAGGTTTATGAATGAGCCACAATCTACATTTTCTGCAAACAACAAATTTAATTTTAACAAATCACAATATTTTTATTATAAAGTTGAAATGGATTTTACAAACTTTGAATATCAAGTTTACAAAGAAATCCCACAACAAAACCAAGCACCTGTTCTTCAAAGAGTTGGTGATTCGGTTAATGTTATAAAATGGTATGAATACGGAAACCCATAATGGAAGCTGAAAAATATTCTTTAATAGTATCCCCTGAAAATATTTCTACAGATATTTTTAGAGAATCTTATAGTGGTGACAGTGGGTCACAAACCTTTGGTGTGTATTCAGGTATGTCTTACATATTGAGTGGAGGAACAGGAGGCACATCACTTTTAACAGGTTTAACAATACCAATTATGCTTACTCAAACTATGAACGACATTGGTTTTTATAGTGAGTTTGATGGTCTTATGTTACAAAAAGATGTGTTGTCTAATTTTTTATTTTCTGCCGATACATTAACACCTTACGATGTTAATTTTTATAATACGTCGGGTGATATAGAAATATCATTTTTAAAACTATCAAGTTTCTTTGTTGATTGGGGTGATGGGACCCCAACTCAACAGGTTGGAACCCAACCATTGACACATACTTACCCCACCACACCAAGCATATATACCATAACTTTTTCTGGTCAAAACAATTGGGGTCTAAATATAATTGAAAAACCAATTGTACTTCCTTTAACTGGTACTACAATAACAAATTTACAAGGAAACTTTACCTTTACACCACAAGGTGGATATTGGTCGGGTATACCTATAAGTTACGATTTTATAGCAACAGGAGATTCACAAAATAATGTATCATCACAAATATCAAGTTCATACACAACCATCCCTTTTCCTGTTTCAGGTTATACTAAATCTAAACTTACGGACGTAAAAAGATGGGGTCCTAACCCATACACTGTTGGTTATACTTTTATAAAAAATGGAGTACCATACGGACAAATAAATTCTATAACACCAGATTATACTTCATACACATTAAATGACATCACTTATTACGACTTTCCAAATGGACAAACTTTGTACTTATTACAAAGTTCAGGATTTACCCAAAATGATTTATTGTTTTCAGCGATTACAAAAAATGAATATTTGTTAGATTTTGTTATGGACCCTGAAGTTCAAAGCGATGTTTATATTGAAAGAGGTAAATATAGTGCGTTTGAACCATTACAAAGATTAGGTGAAGTTGATAATATTGGTGATATGGTGAGATATGGTTACGGATATTATAAAATTAATACAACATAAAAAAAGACATAAACTATTTATAAAATAAAAAAATGGCACTTGGCACATATGGAATAACAAGACCCGCTGATGTATCACCTGATGATGTTGAAATTATCTTACACTATACACCTTCAAGGGATGTTACAAATAATTTCACATTAAAAAAATTAAATGCCGCAAATATATTAACACCATATTTTCATAATTCAGATACTGGTGGTAATAATAACGTGGAAATTTTAGGTGGTTTATATAATTTAAGATTACCGGCAACTGAGTTTAGCAAGTTGGGGATTTATACTTTAATGATTAGACCTGCTGAAATTAGAACAACAATAACTGACTGTGGTGTTTTATCGGCGCTACCAAATGTAAAAGGTATTATTATTGATATTAATAATGTTCCTTCACAGTTTAGAAATAAATTTGTTAATCAAGGACTTGTTGGGTTTAGAGTTGAATACTTAAATAATAACGGAACAAAAATACCAAACTTTTATAGACTTGTTACGTCATCATTTTATTGTGAACCTGTAATTACAGAACAGGTCAACACAACACAAAAGTCTATTAGATATAGATATGTAGACAACCCAACAGATTTAATTTTCTGTACACTTTCACCTTCTTCATCTCCATCTAATAAACCAAGTGCGATTCCTTTTATAGGTCAACCAAACCAAAATATTATAATAACAAATACTTTCTTTAACCCTATTACTATTGATGTTCAAATGGCAGAATACGACATTGACACTTTAGCAATTGCTCTTTATGGTAATCAAACCAAAAGTATTGAGGATGGTATTTACACTCTTTACGATACTGCAGGAAACATTTACAAACAATACAACCTATTTGAAATTAGAAACAACTTTAGTGAACTTCTATTTGAAGTTAGACAAGATAGGAATAATAACATTGATTATAGTAAAAACTTTACCAATATTATTGAATAATGGCAAAACAAATATTTAAATATCCACCTGCTCCACCTGTAGGAACTTTAACTACGTTTAACAACATAGTTGGATTACAGTTGGTCACGGGCGGTGGATTAACACAAGGGAACTTTCAATTTACAACTGCCATTTATGAAAAGGTAAATCGTAATTTTGATTTAGGTGTTTTCTCACAACTTTATAATTTAGAAAATCTAAATATTGAAGATGTTGAACAAACAAAAAAAATCATACAAAAAAACTTTTCAGTATATCCTAATTTTGATATATCACAAATAACAAGTTTTACACTGTATGGTTCACTTCAAAAAAGATTATCGGCATCCGTAACAAAAATAATAAGTTATTTTCCGGCAGCCTTAGAAGTAAGAGGAACGACTTTGTCATTTACAACTGGTTATACCGCCACAAATATTGTTTTTGACCCTATTGAAAATTTAACAACGTTTGATGTTAATGTCCCATGGATAGTGAATCCTTTTGACATTGACTTCTCTGTGAATGCGGCAAGAAACATTCAAGTTAGACCTATAAAAGTTTCAAAATACCGTGATTTAACTAATAACTACGAAAATTTTAGTCTATATTTTTCTGAACTTACAACAGAATACCCTGTAGTTGATTTTATACCTTCAACAACTTTAACGGCAGGAACAATTACATTTACGGTTGAAGGAGACCCTTTTTCAGGACAAACAATTTCAACAGACACGTTTATAGTAAAACCAAATACACAAAAAACCGCTGAAATCTTTCAGGATGATTTTGATGAGGTTGAAGATTTTATATTAAATAGAAATAGCCAACCAAAGTATACCGCAACTTTTGAGTACCCATACTACGATTCAGATGGGATTTTTACATTAAAAGTACAAAGTGTAACATGGGTATTGGACGGTTTATGGAATTTAGATATTGTAACATCTAACTTTGACACGTATTTAACAACTTTAAGTGAAATCGCACTTAATCTTGACGATTACAAAACCAATTTGATTTCAAGATTTTTAACAACAGGTGCATTCAAGGACTTTGACACTCAGGACCAAAAGATGGAAAAAATTCTACAAATATATGGTAGAAGTTTTGATGAGGTTAAAAAGTTTATTGACGCCTTAGCGAACATGAACTCAGTGAACTATGTTGTTGGAAATGATATACCATCACAGTTACTAACTAATTTAGCTCAAACATTGGGGGTAAATACAAATATATCGCCAATTAATAATGACCAATTATTAGATGCGGTTTTTAGCACAACAAACGACCAAATTTATTCAGGTCAAGCACAAGAAAAAACACCTTCAGAGTTAAACTACCAATACTTTAGAAATGTAATTCTAAACTCAGCATATATGTTTAAATCCAAAGGAACAAGAACATCTTTGGAATACATAATGAGATTGATAGGTGCTCCTGAAGCTATAACAGAATTTAATGAAGTTGTTTATTTAGTCGATTCAAAAATTAATGTGGACCAATTTAAAGAAAATTATGCTAAAATAAGTGGAGGTACGGTTTATGTTGAAAAACCAGCATTAGACCCAACAAATACATTTTCTATTCAAGGAGTAACTTATACAGGATTTACAACAAACGGAGAAGTGCAAACTGTAACAACATCAAGAAATGATTATGGTATTTCTGACGATGGTTACCCTAAGTCACCAACACAGACAGATGATTACTTTTTTCAAAAAGGTTCAGGTTGGTTTGAATCTAGCCCAAAACACAGGTCACCACAAGTTGTCGATTTAGAAAATTCACAACTTGACCAAAACGTACCAAGTGTAGTAACACAATTACAACCTTTTTCATATGGTCAAGAATACTTAGACAGGTTTACTAAATTTCCTTTTTTGAATGAAGGTTATACAATAACAAAAATTTACGACAACCAAAAGTCTTGGTCCGTTGACGACATAGGAAACAGAAAAAATAATTCAAACTTTAATGGGGTTGATTACACTATTACAAACGACAAACAACTTATAAACTCAAAAAATATTGAATTAAATATCAATATGGGTCAAGGGTTAGTTTATGATGTGTGGGATATGTGTGTTAAGTACGATTACCCAATTCCAAATACTGGTTTAACGTCACCTTATCCGTACCCAGGAGCGATAGATTGGACTTTTGTAAACCCACAACCAAAACAAAAAACATTTTTTGAATTTGCCCAATCTTTCTTTACCAACATGATTAATGTTAGAAATAGACAAACAATTTTTGACGGTAAGACAGGAGGTTACCCCACACTTCAATCGATATATTGGAAATACTTACAGTCACAACAAACAGTAGGTATACCTTCTAATCAATTTACCTATCAAAAAATGATAGACTATACGTTGGGTATTGGTGATTATTGGCAAAGATTATTGGAACAGTTGGTTCCTGCAACAACACTTTGGCTCACGGGTCAAAAAATGGAAAACTCAATTTTCCATAGACAAAAGTTTGTATGGAGAAGACAAAGAGGATGTCAGTTTATACAAGTTGAATGTGTACCTTGCACATTTGACGGTCAGTTATTTGGATATGATTGTATAGACCAAACTTTAAGATGTGAATTAAACTTTGACAGTCCACAAACTTATCTAACACAAGTTTTAAGTGCGGTTGTAAAACAGAGTGGATACACTCAAGCCAATTGTGATTTAACAAGTATAGTGTCGGAGTGGTTTGTGGATTGTAGATTAGACAGTACGATTTTAGTTCAAGAACAATTCTACACAGGATATGGTTTTTATGATGTTCCAACGGTTGCCCAAATAACCGCATCAATTGATGACAAATTACAAGAATTATATAATCATGGATTAAATTATTATTTTGCGGGTAAAACTTTAGTAATAAGCAATTCAACTTGTTATGATGACTTCACAAATAAAAAACTGTACTTAAATATAGGTATAAACGCTAGTATAAATTGTAATTAATGGCTTGTTATTCAGGTTTAACGGATGGGGTATATAGGTACTATGATTGTTGTGGTAACTTTGTAGTTGGAGTTTCTTTAGGGGAAACTATTTGTTTTGATAGTGCGTATTCGGCATCAACATTTGGTGTTTATAACACAATGTCCGCTTGTACACCAACTTGTGACGACCAACCATTAGGACTAACATTTACAATTACAGGTACTTGCTCATCCCCAACAGGTTCTGTAACATTTTCACCATATGGTGGAATACCACCATATACAATAGATAATATACAACCTGGTGGAATAAGCGCTAAAACATCTTCAAGCCCAATAACCTTTTCAGGACTAACCGCCGACACCTATGTGTTTAGATTGAATGATTCTGAAGGGTTTGAAAATAACGAATTATATATAAATGTTATAATAACAGGTTGTTTTTATACCGATATTATTGACGTAACACCAACCACATGTGGAAATAATAACGGAACACTGACCGTAAGTGCCGACTCTAAAATGTCGCCATATACTTTAATATTATCCACATCAGGAGGTTCTATACAATCACAAGTTACCACTTTATTCCCATATACATTCACAAATTTATCCGCAGACACTTATTTTGTTAAAGTTGTAGATTATGGATTGTCAACCGCAACAACATCTAACGCAATTATTTCATCCTCTTCAAATTTTGATTTTGGTTTTTGGAAAGTAAATACGTCTACTTGTGTCATTAATCAGGGAAAACTTTCAATCACAGGTCTTACAGGAACACCACCTTACACATATCTTTGGAATGACGGTCAAACGGGTCAAACAATAACAGGTTTAACAATTGGAACTTATAGTTGTACAGTAACGGACGGAAATGGATGCGTAGTAACTAAAAGTGATACTATAGGTGAAGCCGACCCACTTGGAGTTGGTATTGTCACTTCTATAAATCCTTCTTGTTTTTCATCGGACGGTAGTATTACATTTACAATTACAGGAGGTAGTGTTCCTTATTATTATTCCGCCAGTACATCACAAGTAGGGTATACATTAAGTGATACATTAACCTTATCAGGATTATCAAGTGGAAATTACAATTTAGAAATAACAGATGCAAACTTTTGTAAACAAATATTAAGTGCGTTTATTAATGCTGAAAATTCATTTTTCATAGTTGATACAGTGGTGACAAACTCTAATTGTAGCCAACAACTTGGTTCATTAACTGTTTCATTACAAGGTTCAAATAATTTTTATAGTTATATTTTATCGGGTCAAACAAACGGATTAGTATACACTAACACAACGCAAAGTTTAACCAACACCTTTTTAGGGTTGACAAATGACACGTATGATTTAATAATATCTGCAACAGGAACAAATTGTGAGTACAGAACAACTGTTACATTATCATCAACCGATAAATTTGAAATAAATACAACAACAACAGGTTCAACATGTTCACAAAATGATGGTGTTTTACAAGTCCAAGTCGGAACTGGTTATACATCACCTTTGGATTATATATTAAGTGATGGACAATCAGTTTTAGATACATCATTATCTTCATATACCTTTAATAATTTAGTGGCTGGTAGTTATACTCTCACAGTTGTTGATGCGGATGGATGTCAAATTGATGAACAAGTAACAATATCAACGGGAGGTAGTTTAATTAGTGCAATATCAACAACACAATGTTATGGTGGTCAAAATGGAACCGCGCAAGTATTAATATACGACGGAGAACCAACATTTAGTTATGATTGGTCAGATAATGTTCCGTCAGGACAAACGGGTTCAACTATATCCGGTTTAACCGCCGGTACGTATTCTGTTGAAGTTACAGATAGTAGTGGGTGTTCACAAATTCACAATTTTACAATCACATGTTCAGGAAATAATGTAACAACATACTCTGTTGTTGAATTGTGTCAAAATGAATTTGCAACAACAGTTGGGGCTAAACGTGGATTTTTAGAAATGTTAAATGAGGGGTATATTGATGTTACAAGTGGATATACGGGATGTAGTTTAAATACCGCAGAATTTATACTTGAAATGAATATTAACGGAAGTGCATTTACTCAAACATTCTATACCGCAACAACATTGAATGATATTCCACAAGACACAATTTGGCAATCAACAATAGAAGGAATATTAAGTGGTGTTACTGATATTAGTAGTTATACTATAAGTTTGACGGATAATACAATTCACATTGAGTCAAATTGTGAGGGTGATACTGACCCACTGGCTGACGCTAATTTCACTTTAGAATTAACAATAGACTACGATGTAACTTGTTATACATAGATGCCGTACTCAGTTGACATAACAGGATTGACAGGAGGAACACCACCCGTTAGTTATTACGTTTGTGATGAAAACGGAAATAATTGTTCATTACTTGGTACAACACTTACCGTTTATGTTTTATCTGCATTTTATTCTGCAGCAAATACCTTAATAATAAAAGCGATTAATGGTAATGGTTGTGAAACTTTTTATGAAATAAATTGTTAATATATGAATATACAAATAACAGGAGTAACTAGCGGATTAAGTCCTTATGATGTTTTCATTTGTGACCCATCAAATACCTATTGTTTTTATGTGTCAGGAGTTACTTCAATACCACCAAATGTAGTTATTAATTCAGAATCTTTTTTTCCAAATGAAGATGTTATATATATAAAAATTATTGATGCGAACGGTTGTATCATGGAAATAGAAGTGGATTGTGGAAGTTATTTATTACAAGAAACTGGTTTTTATATATTACAGGAAGATGGTTTTAGAATCAAAATAACTTAAATAATATTTATCTATAAAAGACTATGCCAGATTTACCAATATCATCCTTACCCTTAGCATCAACAGGTTACTCTAATTCATTATTGGTAATTGTTAATTACAACCCAATAACATCGGGTAGAACTGAAGCTGTACGATTTAGTGCTATAACTGCATCAATTGCTGGAACTTCAGGAACAAATGGTACTAATGGGTCGTCAGGAACTAGAGGAACCAGTGGTACAAATGGAACTAGCGGGTCCTCGGGAACTAACGGCACAAGTGGTACAAATGGAACTAGCGGAACTAACGGTACAAGTGGTACAAATGGGACTAGCGGAACTAACGGAACTAGTGGTGTTAATGGTAGTGGTAGAGCATGGGGGTCTTTTTTGTCCACAACGGACCAATATGTTTCAAGCACCACTAGCGCGTTTTCTATGAGTGCAGACACCAATACTGGTTCTAATGGTGTAACATTATCGGCAAATACAAAATTTGTTGTTGCAAGTGCTGGTGTTTATAATTTACAATTTTCTGCTCAATTAGAATCAACAGGTGGTGGTTCAGCACAAACTATGGATATATGGTTGGCTAAAAATGGTAGTAATGTTACTAACTCAAATACGCAAATTGTAGTAAATTCTAATAATGGTAGAGCTGTGGCCGCTTGGAATTTTGTAATGGACCTTTCGGCCAATGAATTTTTAGAATTAAAATTTAGAGTAGATGACACACGATTAGGTTTACAATATGACGCAGGACCTTTTACATCACCCACTAGACCGGCCATTCCATCTTTGATTGTTACAATCACACAAGTTTAATTATTTATTTTTAGTCTTGAGGTATTATTTTTGTTTAAAATGATAATATGAAAATATTTGTCCAAATTGCGTCTTATAGAGACCCCGAACTTTTACCGACAATCAGAGACTGCATTTCAAAGGCAAAAAACCCTGAGAATTTAACCTTTGGTATTTGTTGGCAACGAGATGAAAATGAATCTATGGGAGAATTTGCAAATGACGAAAGATTCAAAATATTAGATTATCATTGGTCAAAAAGTAAAGGACTGTGTTGGGCTCGTTCAGAAATTCAAAAATTATGGAACGGAGAAGAATACACATTACAATTAGATTCACACCATAGATTCTTACAGAATTGGGATGTTGAGTTAATTGAAATGATGAAAATGACAGGTTCAAAAAAACCAATCATTACCGCATATGCGGGTATGTATGAACCAAAAACTAATAAATTATTAAATGTTGAACCATACAAAATGGTTGCATCTAATTTTACACCGGGAGGAACAATACTTTTTAGACCTCACGAAATCCCAAATTGGAAAGAGTTAGATAAACCAATTCCTGCAAGATTTGTTAGCGGTCACTTTTTCTTTACGATTGGAAAACATTGTGAAGAGTATAAGTACGACCCAAATATTTACTTTGCTGGTGATGAAATCAGTTTATCTATTAGGTCATACACATTAGGTTATGATTTATTTCACCCACATAAAACAGTTGTTTGGCATGAATACACAAGAGAAGGTAGAACAAAACATTGGACGGATTTTAATGAGGAAAACAAACAAAGTGGGGTAGTTGAAGAACCATGGTGGGAAATGGATACTAAGTCCAAAATAAGACTTAGACACATGTTACAAGAAGAAGACCATGGTATTGACTTGGGGGAATATGGATTAGGTAATGTAAGAACTCATCGTGATTATGAATTGTATGCGGGTATTAATTTTTTAGATAGAAAATTACATCCAAAGACATTGAAAGGTGAAAATCCACCTGTTAATGATAGTTCTGAATGGTATAAGTCAGAAAGTTTTATGTTTACATATAATATAATTGTTCCAAGATTAGAGGCTCCTGAAGATGATTATGATTTTTGGGCAATTTCATTTTTGGACGATTTAGGAAATGAAATTTATAGACAAGATGCCAATAGTGATGAAATCAAAGAATTATATGAAGTAAAAAGTGATTACGTAAATATAAAAAGAACATTCTTGGTGGATAGAACAACAAAAAGTTGGTCAATTTGGATACACCATAGACAAAATGGTTGGGTTAAACAAATTACAGGTGAAATATGAATATAGGGGTTTTTTACCAATCAGGTCATAAATTAGTTGCGTGTTATAAAGCAATTGAACGGCTTAGAAAATTTTATCCAAACGTGCCTATTTCTTTATTTGAAGATGGTTCAGAGTTATTAGAACCTGTGGCTAAAAAATTTAATTGTGACTACACTTGGATTGAACAACAAGGAGTTAATAACCTACATTCAGGTAGAGTTTTTGTGGATAAAGATGGGTTATATCGGTGGTTGACAAGAATATATGATGCTTGTAAAACAACACTTAAAGATGTTGATTGGGTTATTCATTATGAAGATGATGTTTGGTGTAAATGTGAAATAACAAGACCACCAAAGTTTGATATATCAGGGGCACATGGACCTTACTACACAAAAGAATTATATGAATATCTAAAAAATAAATTTAATGTTAAAGACAATTCAAGACATGTATGGAGTGAATTAGGGTCTTTGGAAAATTACGGAGCTTGCGGCGGTGCAATTTTTAATAGAGAAAAGTTTATAGAAATATATAATAGATTAGATGAAGTACCTTGGGACGAAATATATAAATTAGACTCAAGACCTGTGGAATGGTGCGATGCAACTCTTTCATTTTTATTTCAATTTTTTGGATTTACTTGGGGGCCATGGGATGATTGGTCACAATACGAAGACAAAAATATAGGAAATTGGTGGGATAAAACAGGATGGTCAGTACCTATGGAAGAACAAAAAAATGTTGCATTTATTCATGCATACAAACATTTTTACAGTTATAAACCTGAAGAAATAAATTTGGAGTTTTAAATGCAAAAAAAAACTTTGGGTTATTTATATAAAAAGAAAATTTAATGGCAAATATACTTTTACAGAGTTGTTGTTACCCCGGTTTACGATATTTTACAAACCAAACTAATTGGACTGCTGGAACATCGGCCGTCACTTCTGTTTATCTTATTACTTATGATACGTCTGTTGTAAGTGGGTGTTATTCGATTGTATCTGCGTTTACGTCAGGGTTTACTGCAACAAGTTATGTGCCTAATGGAACATATGGACTACAAACAGGATGTACCGCCTCAAGTTGTGCAACAGGAGAATGTTGTTCTAATAAATATTGTGTTGTAATAAATAAAGATGAATATTCTGCATATACTGGAACATATGTTGTTGCGGGAGGATATAACGGATTCCCCTTTTTCACAGGTGGAACACAACCGGGGTATATCTATAAAGGAGCTACAAAATGGTGTTTAGGCACAGCACCTGGTACAAATTGTTTCTTCTACGGACAAAACCCAACGACTTCTGTTTGTCCAAACCTTTTTACCGACTTATTTTATCCTGGTGATTGTGTTCCCCCAACACCAACACCAACTCCTGTATGTGATACTTTTGATTTTTCATATGATGTTGATTGTGATGCGCCGACACCAACACCAACCCCGACTCCTACACCAACACCAACCCCGACTCCTACACCAACACCCACTCCAAATATATGTAGTGCTTTTACAGTAAACATTAGTGTTAGTGCATCAACACCAACACCAACACCGACCCCAACCCCAACACCCACTCCTACACCAACAATCAATTTGACTGGTGAAACTGTAACATTTACAATAGACGATGGAAACTTTATATGTTTTAGAGTTAAGGAATTAAGAGATTGTAACGAAAACGTTTCTTATTACGTTTCAGGTCCTTTGGAATTATCAGGCACACCAATATCAACAGGACAAACATTCTTAGGGGTTATTAATGACCAATTAAAATGTGCAACATATATACAAGATACAACAGCAAGTCCTAATGCAACAGTTAAGTTAGTGGTTTCAGCATATACCGCTTGTACGATTTGCCCAACACCTACACCTACACCGACTCCGACACCTACACCGACTCCGACACCTACACCAACACCAACCCCAACACCTACTTACGCACCTGGTACTTACTTTGTGTTTACATCTTGTACGACAACATCGATGATTACACAAACAGCAACCCCACCAACTAATTTAGACCCAGGAGAAGTAATTAGAGATTATTCTGGAAATTGTTATAGTTATGTAGGATACTTTATAAATTATGTTCCACCTTCAGGTTATATTGTGGTAAATGAAAATAGATTTACAGCGACTACCACCACAACTTATGTTGATTGTGCCGAGTGTCTACAAGTTGAACCATTAGTTGGTACATTTAACGAATGGATTGGTAGTGGGGCGTATTCAGTAAATTGTCCTGGATGTCAGTTGACTAATTTTGGAGTACAAACAATATTCTACACCCATCCATCAGTTAATCAAATACAAACAGGAGTGACAGTATATAGTAATTCATCGTTATTATATCCATTAACGATTGATTATATTAGATACGGAAATAAAATTTATAGTGTCGACAACAGTGGTGTAATCACCGAGTTTTGCACAGTAAACGGAGTATGTTAATAATATGGCAACAATAGTAACACTAAATACAATAACTTCAGGAACAAGTCCATACGATATTTGGGTTTGTGACGAATGTGGGATATACGGAACTTGTCAATATATTGCAACAATTTCTTCAGTTCCATATTCATTTACATTACCTGTTTCCTTTGAATCGATGGATAGTTATGTTGTTAAAATAATAGGCAACAATGGTTGCGAGTTCTGTTCTGATAGTTTATGTAACTATAAACAGTTTCAAGACCTAATATGTTTTGAATTTCAAGATGGAATACCATATAACTTTCAATAAACTTTGATATATATAAAATAAAAAATGGCAACTTTAACATCAAGGACATTAGCAACAGGAGCAACACTTAATGACCTTATACACATTGTAATCACAGGGGACACATCACAAAGTCCAAGTGGCTCATCATATAAAGCAACCTTAAGACAATTGGTTCCTTTATTCGGGGGTTCACCTGATGTATTTGTAACGGGAGGTACTGCGGTATCTTCAGGAGGAACTATAACTTTTAGAAATACAACGGGAGGAACCTTTACTGTATCAGGACTAACAACACCATTTACAGGTGGTTCAGGTAATTGTATTACAAGTTTTTATACAAATAACATTTATGCTTGTACGAACGAAATTACAGTACACAATAGAGTTCAATCTACAGGTTCTGACGCTCAAAATACATTGAGTTTTGCTTTTGGAAATAATGTACAAGCATTAAGTAATTACAGTCATGCTGAAGGTGTAGATACAATTGCTTCGGGAACCACATCACATGCCGAAGGGACTAACACAAAATCTTTTGGTGAATCTTCACACTCCGAAGGAACTAATACAAGAACAGGGACAAATACTGCATATTTAGCAACAGGATTAACATCGGGAGTACTTTATTTAAGTGGCGTATATGGAAACGTAACGGCAAATTACACTAATAATGAATTTATTTGGATTCATGATTCACCTTTTGGTGGTTCTTTGACAGATAATTTCAAAAAAGTTTCAGGAACAACATTTAGTGGAGGTAGGACTATTGTATACCTTTATGATAATACACTTTCAGCAACTAACAATCTATATGTTGGTGATACAAATACACCTGAACTTTGGGGTGGTAATCAAACCGCAGGGGGTAGAAGTGCATCTGTAAAAGGTTTCGCATCTGGAGCAATTGGGACCAACTCATTTGCAGGAGGACAAGGAAACTATTCTTTTGGTTGGAACACATTTACAACAAATAAAAGTAATAAAGTTTTTGGAAACTCGTCTTCTGCATTTGGAAATGCAAATAGAGTTTATGGAACTAGTTCAGCATCATTCGGAGACAGCAATAAAGTAGAATCAAACACAAGTTTTTCTTTGGGTAATAGCAATGAAATATATGGAGATAAAAGTTTTCTTGGTGGCGCGAACTGTATTTCAAATGGGGACAGAAGTTTTGGATTTGGTCAACAACATACAATATACGGCGAATTAGGAGTAATTTTGGGAGGGGCTTTGAATACTATCCAATCGGGTACTACTGAAAACTGTACAATATTAGGTGGAGAACTTAACGTAATATCAGGAGTAACACCATCTGACCCATGTTATAATTCATCTATATTAGGTGGTACAGGAAACGCTGTTAAATATTTTAATTCAGCAATAGTTGGTAGCGAAAATTCAACATTAGTCGCAGACCACTCAGTTATTTTAGGAGGAATTTCAATTTCAGGAACTCAGTCTGAAACGGCATATGTTCCTAAATTTGTAATTAAAACAAGTTTTACACCATCAGGAACAACAGACCCAACTGGTGAAGTAGGTCAAATAACATACGACGCAACATACCTTTATTTTAGGGGGTCTGGTGGTTGGAAAAGATTAAGCGGGGCAACTTGGTAAGATGGGGTTATTAAGTGGAAATAGTTGTAATATAATAACACTTCTACCATTAGGTTTAGATTGTGATAGTATTAATGCGTCAACACCTGATTCAACTAATGGTCTAATAACCTTATATGTAACAGGAGGAACACCACCATATACTATAAATTGGAGTAACGGGGCACAAGGTTCTTTACTTACTAATTTACTACCTGGTAATTATACGGCAACAGTTATAGATTATTATGGTGATTTTACAGGACAAACAACTTGTTCGGTTGATTATGATAGTTTCTATTTGGAACAATTTGAAGACTGTGAAAATTCAGGAACTTTTGTTTATTATGTTGCAGATTTACCTTCAAAATTCGTCGATGGTAAAGTGTATAGTTTAACAAGTCAAGTTGGTTGTTGGACCCATAGCGGTCAAACATTATATACAGGACAAAGTTATATTAATAATTTTGCGGTAATATCTACAGGACCATTTGACACTTGTTCAGATTGTTTACCTCCACCGACACCAGCACCTGTATACCCACAAAACTTATGTTTTGAATATACACCTTCTTTTAATACAACGTATTTAACTACTTTAACTAGCGGTTCAACAATCAATGGTTACCCGTCTTGGACAAGTTCAACTTATACGGTATTATATAGTACAGGAAATACAAGATGGGAGGTTAGTGGATGGACTAATCCTGGTGTTCCCGCTTTATTACAACCAACAACACCACCTACAGGTAATTGGTCTTTACTTGGAACATATCAAGGTACTGTATTTGTATCAACAGGTGTATGTACAACACCACCATTAACATTATCAGTTTCAACAACACAACCAACTTGTTCTAACACATCTAATGGTGTAATTAATGTCACCGGATATGGAGGAGTTCCATCTTACACCTATTCTATCAATGGTGTTAATTATCAAATGTCAAATACATTTTTAGGTTTGGCTGCCGGCAATTATACAATTTATATAAAAGATACTAATAACACAGTAACAACTCAGTCAGTAACACTTACACCACAAAATTCTTATACAAACTATACACTTAATTTAAGTTTAACTCCGTTGGCAAATCAAACTAATGTTGGTACTACAACTACCAAAACTTGGTATTATCAAATAAACGTTACACCAACATTACCAGCAGGAAAAACAGTAAACTTTACAATTAATACTGCCGTTGGATTTACAGGAAAAACTTTTGTAACAAACGTACCTGTTATTACAAATTCTATAACCGCAACAACATCAGGTAATGCAACTTTAAGTACACCGACAAACTCGGTGGTTACTACTAGTTCACAAAGTAGACCTTCTTGTAATTTATCTAATATAAATTATAGTTCATTTACAAACACATACACTGCAAGTATTTCATCGGGAGGAATTATAAACGGAACCATCACTCAGTTTATTAATACTCCAAGTATAGAATTTAACGGTTGTCAACTTGAAGGTTATATTTTAGATACTGTAACAATAACAAATGTAACCATAACCCCATCAACATGTAACGGTATAAGTGTAAACGGGTCACCAAAGTATATGCCTTTACAAAAAATAGGTTTATCTTAAAATAAATTTATAAAAATATATTTATAAAATATGTCATACATAATCAAAAATACCTCAGCGTTAATCAACACTATAATAACCGACGCGGCAAGGAAAAAAATATCGCAAGGTAAATTTGATATTGCGTATTTTGAAGTTGGAGATAGTGAAGTTTGTTATAACGCAACAAGTAACACGGATTACGTTCAACTAAACGTTTTGATGCCACAATATAACGCTCAAAATTTAGCACCAATTCCTGAAAAAAATAGAATGCAAGTCAAATATCCTTTATTTGTGGATTCAACATCAGGAAGCACATTAGGTGTCCCTTTTGATGGGTCATATATCGATAATGTTTTTAATAGTGCAGCCCCAAGAGGTTTTTTCACAGGTTCCACAGGAACTCCTGTTGTATTTAGTGCGTATACCTCATCAGCATATACTATAAATCCAAATTTTGTTGTATCTAACACAGGTGTAACTTCAGGTAATGTTTTAACACTTAAATATTCAAGTTTAGACCCAACAGTTTCTGGTACAGTGACTAACGGAATGTTTTTGTTTTTATTTGGGACGAATAATATCAAACCATTTACAGGAGCATCACCATTATTTAGTTATGTTGTGGTAGGTGTTACGGGAAATACTTCCACAGCAACAACAGTAACTATAAAAGTAGATAGACAATTACCAAACTTTAGTAGTATGGGTTATACGGGAGACTCTCGAGTTGTTTTCTACCCATCAGGCATGACTGTCATTTATGACTCATTTACTCCTGAACCGTATTGGAATCCAAACGTTTTTAATTTTGAAACAAATTGTGATGTTTCACAAAAAGATGTTAAAGTTTGGAATATGAATATTCCATGGACTGAATCACCAGCTGGTATTTTTAACACCGTAAATCAAGATTTTAATTATTTTCAATCAACAGGATATACGGGTAGTAAAGAATATTTGGGTTACTATTCAGATAGTGGTCAAACAGATACTGACTCTGTTTATTTTTATAATTCATTTTCAGAAAAAATAACTGTTAAACCATCAGACCAAAAGGCTATTGCGATAGTTCATTATACAAATCAAGCCATTGACAATTATTATGGTGAAAAGTTTGCAATGCAAGATTATGATAGTACTAACCCTGGAAACACAGGTCAGGCTAGAAATTTTAAATTATCTATTCCTTGGTTAATGTGGCATAAAAATCCTAATGCGAAAGTTGGTGAAGTATTTTATACAGACCCTTCAGGATTTACAAACCTTAATTTATTTAAACCACATTATATTGAATCAAGAAAGAGTATCAATTTCAACGCACCGGGATTAAGATACTATCACCTTTGGGACACACACGCAAACACAAATGGTTTCCCAAATAGAATTGGTAAAGTTTTTCCTGATTTAAAAATAATTGTATTTGATGATGACGAAATAGTTGCGGCGTTGAATTACAAATCAAATAGAAGTTGGACATTACCGGCACCAAAATTAGGTCTTGTAACACCAAACACATTTAGTGGTGTATTAGGTGGGACACAAGGATTATTGACAGGAGATACTGAAACTTTATTTTTAACATACAGATTAAATAACTCAGCATTTACAAATTCATTACATTGTAATTACTATCAGACTATAACAGGAAACGACCAAAGTTTATTACCGGGGGCGTCTGATATTCTTGTAAGGTTTGGAAATGAGTTTCCGTTTTTGAAAGTTCCTGTTTCAGGACTACCGTCAGGATTTACCGCCACAGATATAAAACTTTTAGCTCAAAAAGTATCAAGTGCCACAACAAGACCTGATGTGACACAATGGAGAGAAATTAATGTATTGTCACAACTTTCTGCAACCACGGTTGGTGGATACTTAACCATATCAGGATTGACAGGAACAACTATTCAGTTGACAAAAAACATGTATGATACGGCACCAATATATGATTTGAACGATTATATAACCCTACCTGTATTAAATCAGACTGGAATAACTTTAAATTTTGGAGGTGAGTTTTTCTTTTTTGGAACAATTGAAACGGATATTCAAGCAACAATATATGTTATGAATTTCTTATGTAATTTGGGACAAACACAATTTTTTGATTCATCAAACCCAACATGGGACGGAACAACACCACCTTATGTCACAGAAGTTGCACTTTACAATGCAAATAAAGAACTTATGGTTATATCTAAGATACAATCACCTGAAAAAAGACAAGGTGTCCAACAGTATCCGATTAAGTACGATTTTTAAAAAAATGAGTAATAATAAATTAAAAAATAACCCTAAAGTTTTAGGTTTAGATGTGTCAACTAGAACTATCGGATGGGCATTATTTGACATTAAATCACGAGAATTATTAGAATTAACACACTTCTCACCAGTAATCAAACCAAAAGTTGAAAATAAAATTCAAGAATTACTAATGAAAGTAGATGCCTTTGAGTTAAAACTTGAGGGATATAAAAATTTGGGGATTACAAAAGTGGTAATAGAAGAACCACTATTAAATTCAAATAATGTTTGGACAGTAGGAACCCTATTGAGATATAATTCAATGATTACAAAATCAATTTATGACATATTAGGTATTGTTCCCGATTATATATCTACATATAACTCAAGAAAGTATGCTTGGCCTGATTTACTTCAAAAAAATGATAAAGATAAATTTGTATTATTTGGTGGATTACCAAAAGACACAGATAAAAAAGAAATTATTTGGAGAAAAGTATCTGACAAAGAACCTCAAATTACATGGCACTATACCAAAAACAACACATTAAAGAAAGAATGTTTTGATATGGCAGATTCTTATACTTGTGTTCTTGGTTACATGAAACAAGAAAAAATTTGGTGAAAAATTAAATTTTTAAAAAAATAACATATTTATAAATAAATTAAAATATTATGAAAAAAATTGTTAGATTAACTGAGTCTGATTTAACTCGAATTGTAAAACGAATTATTTTAGAAGATGATGAAAGAAGAATACAACTTATAAATAAATTTTACGATTTATTTCAAGATAAAACTATGAATTTTTATTTACCAAATGACTATACCGACCCAATTATAAGACAATTTATGGTAGATAAAATAGAAATTAGTGAAGACTCCAATACCTTAACATTAATCGGAAAAGGAAAAAAACCAAACGGTGATGATTATCCTGGCAATATTAAATTACAATATACTTGTAATTCAAAAAATACTTTTAGAGTGGAAATTGATGAATTTAAAGAAGAATATTCAGATTGGAATGATATATATAAACTTTTTGATTCAGGTATACCTAATGCTTGGAAAATGTTTTTAAGAAGATTTTCTGACTTTAAATTTGAAAATGATTATGAAATGGATGTAAAAGAACGAAAAGATTATTATAGAATGTTGATTAGTAACTATAAAAGACCATTTGTTAGTGGAGGAATAGATTCCGTTGGAAAACAAATGATAACATTAATAACTGATGAAATGTGTTCATATAATTTTAAAGGGAATGCTGTACCAAAAGCAGATTTTGCGTCTTTGGGGTCAAGAATGAATAATAATTTGGGATAAAAAAATTTAATTTTATAAAAAAACAACATATTTATAAATAAATTAAAATATTATGAAAAGAATTGTTAGACTTACGGAATCTGAACTAACTCAACTTGTTAGACAAGTTGTTAATGAGCAAGAAGGACCAATTGGGATGCCTAACCCAGCAACATCTAAAGGGATGGGAGGACCTTTAACAGGAACATTGGTTGTGAGAAATCCAGATGCTGAAGTTAGATTTGGACAAGATATTGAATTTACATTTAGAGGTATTAAAAATTCTGGAAGTGCACCAATCACCATAAAAAAGATTCTTCCTATGAATAGCGGTATGAGAATTGATAAACAAGTTCCTTTTACCGTAAACCCTGGTGAAACTTTTGAGCTTAGAGCAAAACAAAGATTAGTAAGAGGTGGTACTTCATTAGAAAAAGTGAACGAAGAAGGTTTAGTCGAATTTGAAGGGATAATTAGGGTAGAGACTGACGGAAAAAAACAAAACTACCAATTATATTGTCGTCAAAATTTGTCTTTTAGATAAAAAAATATTTAAATATTAAAACCCACCCCACAAAGGTGGGTTTTTTGTTAATTGACAATCCATATAAAATTCTTATCTTTTATATGTGGACGCAGAAGAATTAATCATAGACCTTATTGGTAATATTTTTGGGGAACCAAAATCAGTAAATGAACTAAGAGGTCAAATATCGGTTGATTGCCCTGTGTGTTCATATACAATTAAAGGTCTTGACAAGTTAGATGGAAAAGGAAACCTTGAGATTAATTACCAACAACATGTTTACAAGTGTTGGGGGTGTGCTGAGACGCATGGTACTCACGGACACTTAGGAAAACTTATAGATAAGTTTGGTTCAAAAAAAGATAAGAAAATCTATAAGTTAATTAGACCTGATGAGTTTGAAAAAAAAGAAAAGGTTTACAAGAAACTTGAATTACCAAAAGAATACAAAAAGTTTGACGAGATACACCCACTTCATATTCCAAGAAAAGAGGCTTTTAATTATTTGAAAAAAAGAGGAATCACTGATGAGATTATAGAAAAGTATCAAATTGGTCTATGTTTAGAGGGTGAATATTCCGGTAGAATCATTGTTCCATCTTTTGATAAAAAAGGAGAATTAAACTTTTTCGTATCAAGGTCGTGGAACCCACGAAGTAAATTAAAATACAAAAACCCTGAAGCATCAAAAGACTTTTTAATTTTCAATGAGAGTTTAATTGATTGGAAAAAAGATATATACCTTGTTGAAGGAGTTTTTGATAGTTTTTTCTTGGACAATTCAATTTGTTTATTAGGGAAGTTTTTAACAGACAACCTTTGGGAAAAACTATACTCAAAGGCAAAGAAAAATATTATAGTTTGTTTAGATGGTGATGCCTATACCGATGCTAAAAACCTATATGACAAACTAAACGGAGGGGCTTTATATAATAGAGTTAAGTTAGTGAAGTTGCCAAAAGATAAAGATGTATGTGACCTTAAAGGTGACATCGAAAAATATTACGTAGAATTTAAATGATAGATTTAAAACAAGTTGCAAAAGAAATACGAGAGATTATTTCTGAAAAACAAAAAGAGTTTCAATTAACTTTTGAGGAAGATAAACACAAGTACACAATGTTAGATGTGAATGGTGTTGTTAGAGACGATTTTCCATCTGTATCAAAAGTGATGAAGTTATTTTATGATGAATTTCCAGCTGAGGATGTTGCAAGAAAATTGGCGAAAGGTAGTCCATATGTAATGCACACTTATTTAGAAGAGTGGAAACAATCAGGTATACTTTCAACAAATATGGGTAGTAGGGTTCACTATGAACTTGAATTAGAAACTATTAACAAATTTAAAATAGATAAAGAGGTTCGACAACCATTATTTGAATGTGATTTGGACCTTGTAATGAAGGGTGATAGAATGATAAAGGCGGGTAAAAAGTTTTTGTCACTCATGGAAGAACGAGGAGCCGTTTTACTTGATACGGAGATTGTTTTGGGTCATCCTGAATTAGGATATACTGGTCAGCCCGATAAAGTTTGGTTAATGTTAAATAAACAAAAAACCGGATTTGGTATTGTAATAACCGATTGGAAAACCAACAAGGAAAAAAACATGGAAGTAAATGACTACACAAAACCCATGAAAAAACCTTTTGAAAAACTTCCAAATAATGCTCTTGGTCACTATAACACGCAATTACCTTTTTATGGTAAACTATTGTTAAAAATGTTAGAAGGGACTAAATATGAAAATATTCCACTTATGGGCGGTGTAATTGTTCATTTAACAGAAAACGTAGAGTTCAAAGAATACCGAATACCAAGAGATGTCGTCGACACTATTTTGAAAATGGATATGTCCGAATATTTGACTAAATAAAACTAATAAACTATATTTCACTATGGAAACTACAATTACACCTGTTTGGTACATAAATACCAGTTGGGACAATTCAACAATTAAAATAAACATAAATTATATAATAAAATGAGCGACGATATTATTAGACCAAAAATTGATTTAAGACAACAAGAAACTATTAAATGTGAAAAATGTGAATCAATTTATTTTAAAGAAGTGACTATGTTAAAAAAAGTACCAAAACTTTTGACAGGTAGTCACGAAGACACTATTGTACCATTCCCTACTTACATGTGTAATGATTGTGGTAATGTGAATAAAGATTTACAACTATTTGACAAGTAATGGAAGTAAGTAAAATGACAATTACGGAAGCTTTTCCACATTTGAAAAGTATTGCAAATCTTTATGGTTTAAAACTTAATAGAGTAAAAGAATTTAAGTTGGCAAGGGCTATTTTAATTAATCTTTATTGTAGAGAATTATGTTAAGTTATAAAGAATTTTATATTTGGTTACAAGGTTACCTTCATGGAAAATTAGAAGATAAGAACATTGATATTGCACCAATTGTGGAAAAGATGGATTTGGTGAAAGAAAGTAGCAAGATTGATATTTCTGAACCATTTAGAATACCAATACCGGTGAATCCTTTTCCAATTCAAAACGACCCATACCAACCACCATTCGAAGTATATTGCGGAGATAAAACACAATTAAACGATTAAAATTATGAAAACAGAAATTAATGAGATGGCAATTACTCAACAAGTAAAAATTGCATTAGAAAACTCCAACTTAGATGTTGTTGTTACACCGATTATGTTTGACCCCGACGCATTTAATCCTGTGTTAGGTGTATTAGTAAAAAACGAAGATTCAAGTTATACTAGAAAATATACAATAACGGTTAAACCTAACAATT